GCAAAAGCATGGGAAACTGCAAAGAATTTTTTGGATAGCAGACGAGGTGAAAATGGGCTAGTTTCAGCTGAAGATAATTCTACATACGAAAAAATGGAAACAGAAGTCGTAAACCTTGGTAAAGAAATTGACAGATTGGAAAAGCAAGCTGCAATTGACTTAGAGCTGTCTAAGGCAACCAGTGCACCTCTTTTAGAAAAACCTCAAGCTGATGCAAGATCGCGAAAAACAGGTAGAGCTAGCAATGAGTATAAAAATGCGTTTTGGCAAGTAATGAGAAATAAAGCTGGGCTTGAGGTAAAGAATGCCCTTCAAATAGGCAGTGACGCCGAAGGAGGCTATTTAACGCCTGATGAATTCGAACATACTTTGGTTGAAGCTTTAGAGGAAGAAGACATTTTCAGGGGGCTTGCAAACACAATTCAAACGTCCAGTGGAGACCGCAAAATTCCAGTCGTAGCAACGAAAGGCGATGCTTCATGGGTTGATGAAGAGTGGGCAATTCCAGAAAGTGATGATAGCTTTAAACAGGTAACGCTGAGCGCATACAAGCTGGCAACAATGATAAAAATTAGTGAAGAGTTATTGAATGACAGCGCTTTTGACCTTGAGAGTTATGTTGCAAAAGAATTCGGCAGACGCATTGGTACAAAAGAGGAAGAAGCCTTTTTTGTAGGAGACGGAACAGGAAAACCAACAGGAATTTTAGATGCAACAGGAGGAGGTCAGCTTGGAAAAACTACTTCTGGAGCAGCAATTTCATTTGATGAAATCATGGACTTATTTTATAGTTTAAAGTCACCGTACCGCAAAAATGCAACGTTTTTAATGAATGACTCCACAGTTAAAGCTATCAGAAAATTAAAAGATGGAGCCGGGCAGTATATCTGGCAACCGTCAATGGTTACGGGAACGCCGGATACTATTTTAAACCGTCCAGTTTTGACATCAGCATATATGCCGGAAATCTCTGCAGGGAACAAAACAGTGGTCTTTGGCGACTTTAAATATTACTGGATTGGTGCGACTTGTTCCTAACTGAAAAGGTTAGGCGCAGATATAAATATATTTGTGAACTGGCGCTTTGATGTGTGGAATGATAGGGTAACGCCTTGAAACGCACACTCTAATCTCCGACTGGCATTTCCGGAAAACTGGATTTGTCAGAAGCTCGGTGAAGTCGGCGGAAGCATACCGTATCAGCATAATATTATGTTGACGAAACCGTTCCAGAGGTGGAATGTGTATGTGACACGCCGGGAGTCTATAAAATATCTATGGTGAGAATGTCCGATGACGGACTGACGAATCTGCGAATGTACGGGTCTAAAAGTAGATTTCATAGAAATGTGAAAATGCCTTAAATGGCAGTCAGTGCGGTTAAGTAAAAATCTATCCTCTGAAAGACCGTTCTGCATTACAGGTGTAGACAAGCTGACAGGCTCAGAGCAGACACCTACGGATATATGCACAGATAAAAGTATCGGAACAAGGAAAGGTACAGGGTTGCAATGCAATATGCGGACGAAGAAAATAAGTCGCAGAACCTGTGCTGAAAAGTGAAGCTCGAACCATTGAAGTGCTTGTAATGAGCATGGAGGAATGGGCTTTAGTCGGAATCGTTATTCTATTGCTATTCAGTCGTATAAGGATTCGAGTATGACAAAAAGGGACACTTTCCCCGAAAGGAGAGTGATGCCTTATGCCAAATTCTAAACCTAAAAACAAACTGCTATGTATAGAAACCTTAAGGCACTCCGAATATTACGGGTTGCAGGAAACATTTGAAAAGCTATATCAGCAAAGCACAAAAGGAGAAACATTTTCCTCTCTTATGCCGCTGATTTTTAGCAAGGAAAATATTCTGCTCGCATACCGTAATATCAAGGCAAACAGGGGCAGTAAAACACCGGGAACTGATGGAATTACCATAAATGAAATAGAAAAATTATCGCCGGACGAAGTAACTGCAAAGATTCTGTACATAGTTAAAGGTAGCGAACACGGATACAGACCTAAACCTGTACGAAAAAAAGATATTCCAAAACAATCAGACCCCACTAAAACACGTCCTCTTGGAATTCCGTGTATGTGGGACAGACTGATACAACAATGTATTAAACAAGTGCTTGAACCAATTTGCGAAGCAAAATTTTCTAAGAGAAGCTACGGCTTTCGACCCAACAGAAGTGTAAGAGACGCAATTGGCAGGATGAATTTTCTGCTTCAAAATGCAAATCTGCATTATGTGATTGAGTTTGACATAAAAGGATTTTTTGACAATGTAAATCACAAAAAATTGATGAAACAAATCTGGACACTTGGCATTCATGATAAAGAATTATTGTATATGATTCAGAAAATTCTGAAAGCCCCTGTTAAGATACCGGACGGAAAACTCATCCTACCCGACAAAGGCACACCGCAAGGCGGAATCATCTCTCCGCTGTTAGCAAATATTGTTCTGAATGAACTTGACCACTGGGTAGAAAGTCAGTGGGAAAATAATCCGGTAGCAATCAAACACACATATTGCTACAACGGACGGGCTAACAAGGGCGCTGGATATCGAATAATGCGTAAAACTGGTATGAAAGAAATGTTTATTGTGCGTTATGCAGATGATTTTCGCATATTGTGCAGAAACAAATCAGATGCACAGAACATTCTTACGGCGGTAACGCTTTGGCTGAAAGAAAGACTGAAACTTGAGGTATCCCCGGAAAAAACGCAGATTGTGAATGCAAGAAAACATAATACGGAATTTCTTGGTTTCAAAACCAAATTGTGCAGTAAAGGGAAAGACAAATATAAAGTAGTTTCTCATATGGGAGACAAGGCTCTGAAAAATGCAAAAGAAAAATTGGTTCAGCAGGCTCACCGCATTGCGAAACCGCCTAAGAACTCAACAGAAGCATATGAAGTTATGCTATATAACACGATGGTAATGGGAATTCAGAATTATTATAGTCCTGCCACCCTTATCTCCGCAGATTGCAGAGTATTACATCGTGCTGTAATGACAACTCTCACCAATCGTTTGACATCTGAAAGAGGAACACGTCTTGTCAGAAAAGGACGTAAATTAACAGATGTAGAGCAGAAACGATATGGGAAATCAAAAATGCTTCGTTTCCTTGCTGGTTCAGAAGAACCTATCTACCCAGTCGGATTTATCAAAAATCAACCCGCATTACAAGGGAAAAACATGAGTATATATACACCGGAAGGACGAGAATATTTCCACACAAACCTTCAAATCAATACTTCGTTATTGATGGAACTGATGCAAAACTCACATCTATGTAAAAGTGTGGAATATGCAGATAACAGAATATCACTGTTTTCGGCTCAAAAGGGAAAATGTTCAGTTACAGGAAAAGAATTCACCTGTACTTACGAAATACATTGCCACCATATCATACCTAAAAAGTCTGGCGGTAATGATAAGTACAGTAATCTTACTCTTGTGCTGAACAGTATACACATTTTGATTCATGCTACTGACGGTGAAACAATACGCAGGTATCTCTCTATTCTGAAATTAGATAAAAACGGCAAAAGGAATCTAAACTCTCTCCGTGAAAAAGCTAATAACCCTCCAATTTGAAAATAATCGGTGAAGAAATATTGGTAGACTGATATAAGCGAAAACAAATAACGATTTCGATGGAACGCCGTGCGCGGTGAAAGTCGCATGCACGGTGTGGAGCGGGGGAAAATCTCGAGATAATATCAGAAGATTACCTATCGCTATCGGATCGTCAAGGCAGGAGTTTCAAGCGTTTAAACGAGCTATTTGCAGTAACCGGGCAGATTGGATTTGTGGCGACTCAACGATTAGACGGTAAGCTCATATTACCTGAGGCAGTGAAATATTTGCAGCAAAAAGCTTAGGCAATGTAAACGTACATTGAATTAACTGAAAGGAGATTTTATATGTCATACAACTGTAAAAATTACACAGAACAAGGCGGAGAAAAAACAGTTATAGGTGGTACACTGGAGATAGCTGAAGGAGGCAAAGTTTTAGGACTTGAATCAACATTTACGCAAGCTGAGAATCAAGATGAAAGTACAGCATCTACGATTGCAGAACTAAAATCGGACTTTAATGCGTTGATTTTGAAACTAAAACAAGCCGGTCTAATGAAGCAAGACAGTACTTAAGCGGGAGCGTAGACTTATATGAATGACTTGCTCGATAAGGTAAAAGCGAATTTAATTCTTTTTCATAACGAAGATGATGAACTTTTAAGGGATTACATTAATGCTGCTATATGTTATGCAGAAAGCTATCAGAAAATGAGGAGAGGTTATTATTTAGAAAATTCGATGTCGCAGACGACAGAACAGGCTGTTATAATGCTGGCAACGCACTTTTACGAGAGCCGTGACGGAAGCACAGCCGGCTTTTGGGGCGATAATGTGCAAGCATCAGAGCAAGTTTGGAGTACGGTTAAGAGGCTTTTGCAACTTGATAAGGACTGGCAGGTTTAGAATAATGTACAGTGTACAATGTACAATTTACAATGAAGGTAGCCGGCTTTGCCGGCATTAAATTTAGTGCCACGAAGTGGCGACCTATTACTGTACAGTTGATAGTGCGAGCGAAAGGCGCGATACTGGGGTCCCCGAAAAGTTGGTAGCGAGTAAATCGGCGTAGTAACGATGCGTTAGAAAGCACGTTAGCCGATACGAGCGTGACTTTTTGGGGAGAGGAGGAGCACCAAAATGTATGAGCTTTTTGTGTTTAGCAAAAACGAATGATATGGAGGTTGTGACGAGGATGTCGTTTGGAAAAATGAATAGCTTTATAGATATAATTTCACCTTCTATTGTTACAGACACAGAGGGGTTTTCAGTAAAGCGTGACACAATTTTAGCAAGTGTTCGTGCATATAGAGAAGATAGGCATGGTAACCGGATGTGGGCGAATATGGCATCATTTTCAGAGGCAACAGTATTGTTTAGATTTAGAAAAATACCGAATTTAAATATTACAACGAAAATGGATATTGCTTGCAGAGATGGCCGATACAGCATATTATCAGTAGAAAATATCAAAGGAAGAGACCTGTACATTGAAGTTTTAACAAAGAAAATAGAAGCATCTTGTTAGTCTATCTAAGCAAAAAAGAGGAGATTTGACATGGGCAAATGCGAAATTAAGATGCCGGAAAAGTTTTTATTAAAGATATCAAAACTGGGAAAAGAAACAGACAAAATAGTTGGACAGACTTTAAAAGCGGGTGGAGATACTTTGCTTAAGAGTGTTAAATCACATTTAAAAACCGTCATAGGAAAAGATTTAAAACACAAGAAACGGTCAACAGGCGAACTGGTTAATTCATTGGGAGTATCCCCAGATGATGTAGATAAGGTAGTGTCAAGTAATCTATGAAAAAACTGAGCCGAAAAAATAGGCTCAAATGAACCTTGAAAACTGTAGATA